AACGCTTCCACAGGGCTGAGAAAGCCAAAGGAGAAAGTGAACCACTACAAGACAAAGCAATATCACGTAAACAGGATCGTGAAGGGAGATCTGAAGATCTGCGACCACCTGGCAAAGTGGTACGGCGACATGTATGAGTTTGCAGAGGCAGAAGTGAAGTACAACACCTTCAACGGACGATTCTACATATACGCACGAATGCGAGCGAAAGGAGCAAAGAAAGAAGATGAACATGCGATACGCAAGAAGGAGTGAAGACACGGAGCAGATCAACGTGATCAGCTGGGCGATGTGGAACGAGAATGCACATCCGGAGCTGAAGCTACTGCATCATTGTCCGAACGGCGGCAGCAGGAACAAAGCTGAAGCTGTAAAGCTGAAACAGATGGGTGTCAAAGCAGGGATCCCTGATCTGAGCCTTCCGGTGCCGAAGGGCATCTATAACGGCCTGTACATCGAAATGAAGTACGACAAAGGAACGATAGAAAAGAGCCAGAAGGAAATGCTGAAAGCCCTGGCAGACGCAGGGCACTACTGCGTTGTATGTTACGGGGCAGAAGAAGCAATCAAGATTCTGAAAGAGTACATAAACCTGAAACCGATAGACACAGGAAAAGGCGAGGACACGATGCTGTGTCAGAATCTGACCGTCCACAAAAACAGGAAAGTGTCACCAATGCGATAGGAGGCTGTGATGGACGAATATGCAGAAGCAGTCAGAAGATTCTACGAGGTATACAGACCGATCGCAAGAAGGCACAACCTGAGACTGCACAGCAAGTTCTCGATGTACGATGACGGCTTCATAAAGATCTTCCAGGGCGAAGGCCAGGACAAGAAGCAGATCATCAAGGTGGAAGAGAAAGACGATGCGCTGTGCTACAGGAGAGCTATGGATGCAGTGATCAGCTGGGAGGAAGGAAGAAGAAAGGAACAACAGGCGGCAAGCTAGAAAGAACAGGAGGTACACATCAATGAAAATTATCACAGTAATGAACCAGAAGGGCGGGATCGGTAAGACGATGACGGCGGCATCGCTTGCATATATCCTGGGACAGGAACACGGAAAGAAGGTGCTGCTGGTGGATGCAGACCAGCAGGGAAACGTATCAATGCTGTACGATCGCTTCGAGCCGGAAGGAATCGGCATGTCGGAGCTACTGGAGAAGCACAGAAGTACAGGAGGTACATATAGCACGACAGAGCTGATCCAGACAACTCCATACGACAATGTGGATATTATCCCGGCGAACGGCTATCTGATGCGGACAAACATGCAGCTGTTGCTGAATGAGAAGGAAGATCAGATCATCAGATTCGCGGCGGCTATGCTGGAAGTACAGGACGCATACGACTACTGCATAGTGGACTGCGGCCTGCTGATGGACATGACAGTAACGAACGTGCTTGTGGCGACGGATCTGCTGATCCTTCCTGTGAAGGTCGGAGGATTCGAGGTGGAAGCAATCGCAAACATGGCGGAGCAGGTGGAAGATCTTCGAGGGCTGAACGAAGGAATCCGGATCAAGGTGCTGATGACCATGAGACAGAAGAACCAGACCAGTCTACAGGTGGAACAGTGGCTGAAAGAGTCGTCCGGTCAGGAATGCTTCGAGACATCAGTCAGACGTTCGATCGTAGCAGAGAAGGCAACTATGCAGCGCGTGCCGCTTCCTGTGTTTTCAAAGAGCTGCATCGTGACAAAAGACTACAGAGAAGTAGCCAGGGAGATCCTGGAAGAAATGGAGGAGTAAACAATGGCAGCAGGCTGGAGCGTTATGGACGCACTGAACAGAAACAGCAAGGCAGCGGCAGAGGATAAGCCGCGGGCAAGGTTCCGCACAAAGGACATCAGCATCAGGAAGATGTACAGCAATGACCGGAACTTCTACAGCATGAACGGCATCGAAAAGCTGGCACAGGAGATCCTGACAGTCGGACTCCTGGAGAACATGACAGTCATGTATGCACCGTGTGAGCGTGGAGAGTACAGGATCATAGCAGGGGAAAGACGATGGAGAGCATTGCAGCTCCTGCTGAAGAAAGGCTATGAGGAGTTCGAGATCGCAACATGTCAGATCAAGAGCGTAGCAGAAGAACACGAAGAAATGGTCAACATCATCATGGCGAACGCATACCGTGATAAGACTATGGCGGATCTGCTCCAGGAAGAGCAGCAGCTGAGAAAGTCACTCCAGTACATGAAGGACAATGGCTTGACACTTCAAGGCTATACACTGGACAGCGGACGCCTTCGTGATGTGATCGCTTCGATCATGCAGATGTCGGGGACGAAGATCGCACAGATCGACTCCATCAATGAGCGACTGATCCCTGAGTTCACGGAGCAGCTGAAAGAAGGACGGCTGACATTCAGTGCAGCGTATGAGATCAGCGGCATGGATCAGGAACAGCAGCAGGCCATGCTGGAGAAGAGCCAGGAGTCCGGCGGGCTGACCTGGAAAGAAGTGAAAGAAGCAAAGGCAGCGGCAGAAGAGCCGGAAGAAGCAGAGAGCCAGGAACCGGAGCAGGAAGAAACAACAAAACCAGGAGACGACTACGAGACGCCACATCCGGAAGGGATCACGTCGATCTGCTACGGATGCAGCAGGTATCTGGAGTGCAACGTGAAGACATCGACCTGCACCAGCTGCGACCAGTACATAGACAAGAAAGAAGCTGAGAAGACAGAACAGCAGCGTTATGACGAAGAGCAGGCGGCGATCGACAGAGAAACAAAGAGAAAGCTACAAGAGAGAGAACAGGAAGAGAAGATGCAGCATCTTCCTTCAGACGACAAGAAAAAAACAATCCGGCTGTCCTGCGATGCGTTTGACCGGATCAGAAGCAGGACACAGACATTCCTGATCGTGAAGTCCACAGAAATCAGCGAAAGCAGTACGATCATAGCAATGGAGTTCAGAGAGGGCAGGGCAACAGGAGAGCAGATGCAGCTGAGAGTGAACCACCTGGAAGACAGCAGCACATCGTCGGCACTGGTAGATGGCTACTGCGTGATCGGGATAGAAGAAGCATAGGGAGGAAGGAAGAATGAAACTGAACAAGATCACGGAATGGATCAAGAAGCAGATCACAAGACACAAGAAAGACAAAGGACAGGTCAGTCAGGAACCAGAGCAGCAGGAAGAGATCAAAGAGAGAATAGTGGCTGACTGCACAGTAAACGTGGACGCATTAGCGGAGGCACGGGCTAAATTAGGACAGGCGGGATATACGATAGGCGAGAAGAAAGAGAAACAGAAGGAGCTATCTATGAGTAACAACCGCCGCAAGATGAAAGGGATCCCGATGATCAGACAGCAGCAGTTGAGAAGAGCACAGAGGAATCGGAGAAAAAAGACGAACGGCTGGCAGCAGTTGGGAGAGAGAAAGTATTGGAACCAGGAGGAGAACGCATGGTATACGCACAAGCAGTGAGACGCGGAGACATATATTACATAAACAACGATCGCGGACAGATCGGCAGCGAAATGAAGAAAGATCGTCCGGCGGTGGTCGTATCGAACGACATGAACAACAGATACAGCAATGAGATCACGGTGGTGTTTCTGACATCGAAACCGAAGAAGAACCTGGAAACACATGTCACAGTCTACAGCACAGGGCGCGAGTCAGTCGCCCTGTGTGAAGGAATGACGACACTGGACAAGCAGAGAGCAGGAAAGTTCCTGGGGAGAATGAGCAGAAAAGAGATGGACGCCATCGACAAGGCCCTGGGCGTTGCGATCGGAATAGACAGAAAAGAAGAGGGGGGGACATGATGATGGATAAGAGAGCAAGCCCGGAAGACTGGAAGGAAGAAGCAATCAGAGAGACGGCAAAAGCAGAGACTTACAAAGCAATGTATGAGACATTGCTGGACAAAATCATTCAGGGAGGACAGACAGATGTATGAAGCATGGGAGAACATGAAGCTGCTGCTGATGGTATCAGGGGGCGCAATCTTGTGGATCGTCATGGTACTGGTAGCGGTCGGCCTGGTGCTGGCAGCAGCTATCATCATCACGCTGACAGTGAAGGAACTGAAAGCGCAGCACAAGAGAAACAGGAAGGGAGGACACCGGAATGAATAAGGTGATCCTGATGGGACGATTGACCAGAGATCCGGACGTGAGATACACACAGGGCGAGGAGCCTATGGCAATCGCCAGATTCACACTTGCAGTAGACAGACGAGGCAAGAGGGACGGAGAGGCAAGTGCAGACTTTCCTTCCTGCGTATGCTTCAGACGGACAGCAGAGTTCATCGAGAAGTATGCACACCAGGGAACGAAGCTGGTAGTCGTGGGAAGGATTCAGACGGGAAGCTACACAAACCGGGACGGACAGAAAGTATATACGACAGATGTGGTCGTGGAAGAAGCAGAGTTCGCAGAGAGCAAAGCGGCAGCAGATCGGAACACACAACAGACACCACCACCATCACCAGACACAGGAGCCGACGGTTTTATGAACATACCGGATGGAATCGAAGAAGAGCTTCCGTTCGACTAGGAGACAACGATGGAAGACAGATGCGTGATGTGTGGAGAAATCATACCGGAGGGAAGAATGGTGTGCCCGGTATGCGAAGAAAGAGTATTGAACAGAAAAGGAGAACAGACAATGAAAGCAAGAACGATCAGAGAAGCAGAGTACACATGGGAGCAGATCGAGGAGATCCTGGCAGCAGGCAAGGCAAGAGAAACATTCGGAGAAGATGGACAGATCACAGTCCAGGTCGAAGGGATTGGAACGGCCCTGCTGAATATCCTGGACTACGACAAGGACAAGGCTGCGGATCCAGACATGCGAACAATGACATTACAGTTCGCAGATCTTCCGTTCGATGAAATGCCATTCGACGAAAACGGCTGTAACAAGTGGGAAAAGTCCAGCATTCGCAGAAACATGAACAGCATCGCCTTCAAAGAGAGATTCGAGGAAGGCTTCAGAAGACTCCTGGTTCCTGTGCTGAAGGAGAACGGAGACAGAGAGGCAACACTGGATACGTTCTTTCTTCTGTCCGTGGAAGAAATGAAGGACGAAGAAAAGAAGTACAAGCGCTTCAGATCCGAACGCGACTGCGTGAAAGTCAATCCGGAACAGGAGACAGAGTGGCACTGGACAAGATCTGCGTACAGAGGCAACGCGAGCAGTCCGTGGTATGTGAGCGCGTCCGGCTACGTCAACATCTACGGCTTCGCAGTGAACAGCCTTCGCTTCGCCCCGGCTTGCGTCATCGGAGCGAAAGCAATCAAATAATCAGCGCCCGCCACGCAGGGCGCAGGAGAGCGAAAGGAGAAAAGAACATGGGACTGATGGATGCAATCACAGCAGAGGACAGAGTACAGCTGAAGGTGTCGGATCTGGAGACGCTGATGAAGAACGCGGCAAAGGCAGATCTGATCTTCAACGGGATCAGGGCAGAAGTGCCGCACAGATACATGAGAGAGATCATCACCGGAAAGAAGGAGGAGGATGCAGACGAAACGAAAGCCAGCAAAGAAACAGAAGGACAGGAACACGAAACCACAGACTAAGCCAGTCACATGCCGGGGATGCTTCGGGGCATCCTTCGGTGACTGCGACAAGTGTCGAAAAGAAAGGAGATAAGACATGCCAAACGTGCGACCACTGAACAGACGCTACGGAATCAGCAAGCACGCGTTCCTGACGGCATACTCATACTGTCATCAATACAGAGAATGGCACAAGGCGCTGACCAGTGGAGCACGCGAGGATGACCACGGAAGCAGCGTCGCAGAGATCGAGGAGAAGATCCGGAAGATTGAGAACACAGTGGCGGAGGCAGTGCAGGACTATCCTGCACTTTATCCGTTTATGCTGGAGTATGTCACAGAGGAAGGAACGACCTTCCAGCAGATGCAACAGAAGGGAATACCATGCGGCAGCACGCTGTTCTATACGCTGCGCCGCCGCTTCTACTTCCTGATGTCAGGGAGAATATAAGTGCGTCACTCACAGGACAAGGAAAACGGTACGATGAACATACCGGAAAGAAGGAGAACCCTGGAACAAACCGGGGTTCTTTTTCTTTTGCCTGGAGGTGGAGAGATTGAAACAAGATGAACTGAAGAACTGGATTGAGGAGCTGATCCGTGAGGGACAGCTGTGGAAGTTCTACAAGTCGAAGGAGTGGATCGCACTGAAGGAAGAAGTCCTGAAGGAGAACCACTACGAATGTGCTGAGTGCAGGAAGACCGGAAGGATCACACGCTACGACGTGGACGAGAACGGGAACAAGAAGCTGATCAGCACAGTGCATCATGTGCAGTTTGTACGGAAGCATCCGGCGCTTGCACTGAGTAAGACATACACCTTCGAGGGTAAGACGTACACGAACCTGATGCCAGTATGCAAGGCGTGCCACAACAAGCTGCACCCGGAAAAACGAAGACGAAGGAACAGATCGCAGGAGAACGACGACAGATATGTGAACGAAGAAAGATGGTGACACCCCCACCACCCCGTAGCCCCTTCCTGAAGGGGAAACCAACAACGGGAAGGGGGCACGACAAAAAAGCTACGCGCGCATACGCGAGGAAAAAGTGAGGTGATGGATATGGCAGCTAAATCAGAGAAGGCGATCAGGGAGTCACTGATGACACAGCTGAGAGCAAAGGGAGCAGACGTGTCGCACTTCGAGGGACTGGTGGACGATTATGTCGAGTATTTCCGCCTGGTCAAGAAGATGAAAGCCGACATCAAGAAGCGCGGCCTGTCCTACACTGCAACGTCTGCCGCCGGAAAAGAGTACGAAAAGGACAATCCGAACGTGAAGCTGTTACCGCAGTACACCAGGGCAATGCTGACGATCCTGAAAGACCTGGGACTGACGACGGATAAGGTCGCAGAGGAAGACATCGAGCTGTGACAGACATCAGCAAGATCACAGAGATCCAGGACTGGATCGACATTGTTGAAAAGGACACATACAAGTGCAGTAAAGATCAAAAATTGCTTGTAAAACACGTGAAAAAGTGCTTCAAAAACGAAAAAATTCACGTCAATACAGAGCAGTTATCGAAATACATGCACCTTGCAAGAGAGTATGTGCCGTTTGACCTTTTTCCGTGGCAGAAGTTTATCATCGCCCTGCACGATTGCACATATTGGGACGACAGCGGGATGCCGCGCTGGCCGGATCTGTTTGCCATGTTAGGACGTGGAGCAGGCAAAGACGGAACGATCGCCGTCGAAGCGTTCTGCCTGACTTCGCCGTACAACGGAATCAGAGAGTACGATGTGGACATCTGTGCCAACAACGAAGAACAGGCCATGCGTCCGGTGCAGGATCTGACCGGATTCTTTGAGGAGCCGAAGATCCTGCGGAAGATACAGAAGTTTTACGGATGGACAAAGGAAAAGATCACATGCAGCAAGACGAAGAGTACGGTCAAAGGGAGAACCAACAGCCCGAAAGGCAAGGACGGCCTGCGCTCCGGCATCGTGATTTTTAACGAGATCCACCAGTATGAAAATTATGACAACATAAATGTGTTTACGACCGGACTGGGAAAGAAAGAACACCCACGCCGGAGTTACTACACGACAAACGGAGACGTGCGAGAGGGGCCGCTGGACGACCTTCTGGAAGATGCAGAAGGCATCTTGCAGGGAGAGGAAGACGACAACGGCCTGCTGCCATTTATCTGCCGCCTGGACAGCAAAGAAGAGGTTGACGACGAGGCAAACTGGACAAAAGCAAATCCGTCATTGCCATACCTGCCGAACCTTCTGGCTGAAACAAGGAAAGAGTACAGGGAGTGGAAGAAGAATCCGGAGAGGCTGCCTGCGTTCATGTCGAAACGAATGAACCTGACAGCCGGAGCGAAGGAAGCAGCAGTCACTTCCTGGGAAAACATCAAAGCAACGAACAAAGAGCTGCCGGAACTGAAAGGCCGGAGCTGTACTGTCGGGATCGACTACATGAAGACGTCCGACTTTGCAGCAGTCAACTTCCACTTCAAGGACGGAGACAAACGATACGACATCAATCACGCCTGGATCTGTTCAGCATCGAAAGACATTCCACGGATCAAGGCTCCGTGGCGCGAGTGGGTAAAAAAGGGACAACTGGAGTATGTGGACGACATTGAGATCCACCCGTCTGTCATTGCGAACTACATCGCAGAGACAGGGAAGAAGTATTCGATTGCTATGGTTGCGATAGATAACTACAGGTACTCACTGCTATCTGATGCACTGGCACGTGTTGAGATCTCAAAAGAACACGGAAACCTGATGCTTGTGAAACAGACAGACATCATCACGGTAGTTCCGATCATAGACCACTGCTTCCTGAACCAGTATTTTCACTGGGGCGACGATCCAGTGCTGAGATGGGCGACCAACAACACGAAAGTGATCCGGTACGGACGGCAGCAGGGAGCTGACAAGGGTTCGTTCGTATACGCAAAGATCGAAGCACGAAGCAGAAAGACGGATCCGTTCATGGCCCTGGTGGCGTCAATGGTTCCAGAATCAAAGATAAAAGAACGACCGAAAGTCAGAAAAGTCAGAACGATAACACTATAGCGAGGAGGTGAGGACAATGGGATGGATCAGTAATTTTCTTGAAAAGATCATGCCGACGAAGGAACAGGTCGGAGGCGATGCGACAGCGATCGTGATAGATATTCCGGCAGAATTGTACTACAAGGAGCTGGCAATCTACACGGCTACGTCGCTGATCGCGAACGCAATATCACGATCAGAGATCAAGTGCTTCGTCGGAGGGAAACCAACAAAAAGCGAAGACTATTTCCTCCTGAACGTGTCACCAAACGCAAACGAAACAAGTTCAATTTTCTGGCACAAAGTCATCAACAAGGCAATCAGAGAGGGAAAGGCCCTGGTCGTTGACGCGGCCGGGAAACTGTACTGCGCAGACTCATGGATCAGGGAGCAGGAGCGTCCGATCCTGGGAGACATATACAGCGGAGTGACAACAGGAAACTTTCAGTTCAGCAAGACGTTCACACAAAATGACTGCTATATGTTCACGCTGGACAATATCAACGTGAAGCAGCTGATCGACGGGATGTACGAAGAGTACGGAAAGATCATGTCGGCAGCAGCACAGGCGTTTAAGAAGTCAAACGGACAGAAGTACAAGATCCATATTGACGGAGTGAAGTCTGGAGACGAGGAGTTTGAGAAAGAGTTCGAGAACGAAATATCTGAGCAGCTGAAAAGTTATATAGAATCTGACAATGCGGTCTATCCGGAATTTGACGGCTACAGCCTGGAACCGGACAAGGCTACTACGTCAGCAAAAAGTTCAGCGGACTTCGTACAGCTCCGGAGTGATCTATTCAAGACGGTAGCGGGCGCGATGCACATACCTGAATCAATGATGACAGGGAACATCACGAACATGTCGGAGGTCGTAGGAGCGTTCCTGTCCTTCGGTGTGGATCCATACGCAGACATGATCACGGAAGGGTTGAACAAACGCGGAGGAGCAGAGAACTACATAAAAGGCAACTTCTACATGGTTGACACAGGCAAGATCCAGCATCGTGACCTGTTCAACATAGCGGCAGGCATATCAAATCTGATCAGCTCCGGAACGTACTGCATCGACGAGGTACGCGAAGAGCTAGGAATGGCGCCGCTGAATACAGAATGGAGTCGCAAGCACTTCATCACGAAGAACTTCGAGGAGATCGGAAGATTCCTGAAGGGGACAGAAGGAGGTGAGAACAAAGCATGAAACGAAAAGCAGTATACCAGATCGTAGAGAACGCAGAAACAAGGACAGCGGACATCAATATCTACGGAGACATCACATCAGCAGCAGAGCTGTACAGGAACTGGGGGTGCAGTGAAGGCGAAGTGTCTGCACGAGACGTAAAGCAGGCAATCGAAGGGCTGGACGTGGACACGATCAACGTGTACATCAACAGCTACGGCGGAGAAGTGGCGGAAGCCCTGGCTATTTATTCGAGTCTGAAACGCCACAGCGCACAGATCCACACATTCTGCGACGGCTTCGCATGTTCCGCTGCGACAATCGTCTTCTGCGCAGGAGATGTCAGAACAATGGGAGCAATCGCCCTTCTGATGATCCATAACTGCATGTCATACCTAGGATATGCCAACAGCGAGGAGATGCGGAAGGCAGCAGAAGACAATGACAAGATCAACCAGTCCAGCATTGAAGCATACAAGTCTGTGTGCAATCTGACGGAGGACGAGATCAAGGAGAAGATGAACGCTGAAACATGGCTGACCGCACAGGAATGTCTTGACTTTGGATTCGCGACAGAGATCGCAGACCAGGAAGAAGAGGACGAAGAAACGCAGCAGACAGCCTTCAGCATGATCAGACAGGCCGTACTGGGAGCACAGAACCAGAAAGGCGATGCAATCATGCAGAAACTTGACGATATCCAGGCAACACTGGACGGCATGAAGAAAGCAGGTGATCCACAGCATCTTGACGGCCAGAAACAGACTGGCGATCCGAAACCAGAAGAAAACTTTTTGAAAACATTATTCACAAATTTAATTTAAGGAGGACACAAAAGTAATGTTTAAGGCAAATTCAGCAGTACGCGACGCAGTAGTCGCTATGCAGTCCGCTATCGAAAGCGGAAACAAAGAGAACATCACAGCGGCGTTCGAGAAATTCGGAGAAAGCATCGCCAGCACTGTGCAGGCAGATTTTGAAAGCGCACACGGAGATAAAGAAGTGCTGCTTCAGAGAGGGTTCCGCGTGCTTACAGCGACGGAACAGAAATACTACGAGAAAGTCATCGAGGCAGGAAAACAGAAGACTGTGCAGGCTATGAACGGCCTTCTAACACCAGAGGTTATGCCGACAACAATCATCGAAGACGTATACAAAGAATTGACAGAAGAGCATCCGCTGCTTGCAAGAATCAATTTTGTGTCAGTTCAGTACCTCACAAGATGGATCCTGAACGATCACACAGCAGATTCTGCGGTATGGGGAGACGTCAACGACGAGATCACAAAGCAGATTACATCTGCATTTAAGACTGTAGAGATCAAACAGTGCAAGCTGTCAGCGTTCGCAATAATCGAGAAAGATATGCTGGAACTTGGCCCGGTATTCCTGGACGCATATATTCGCGCATTCTTGAAAGAGGCACTTGCAAAGGCACTTGAAAAAGCAATCATTTCCGGAAACGGACATAAATGCCCGATCGGAATGGACAGAGATATTCACAAAGGCGTGAGCGTAAACAGTGAGACAGGCTATCCACAGAAGAAGGCTGTCGCATTAACCAGCTTCATGCCGGAAGAGTATGGAAAAGTCCTGGCGACACTTGCAAAGACAGAAAAAGGAAATAACCGTGTATTCGACCAGGTAACACTGATCTGCAACATGCAGGACTATCTGAGTAAGATCATGCCAGCGACCACAGTCCTTTCAGCAATCGGAAGCTACACAACAAGCGTGTTCCCGTTCCCGACAGAAGTGATCAGATCTTCAGAGATGGAGACAGGAAAGGCCCTTCTGGTACTTCCGGAAGAGTATTTTATGGGACTTGGAACCAGCAAGGACGGCACACTGGAATACAGTGACGAGTTCAAGTTCCTGGCTGATCAGAGAGTGTTCAAGATCAAACTTCACGGAATGGGTAAAGCATACGACAACACCGTAGCGATCCTTCTGGACATCAGCAAGCTGAAGGCAGCATACATCCAGGTGGAAGGAACACCGGACGCAACAGCCTGAGAAAGAGGTGAGAAAGAGTGCTGAACAGGGATAAAATGCCAGCCGACTATCTGAAACAGGTGAAGCGGCATCTGAATATCACGTGGTCAGACTCTGACACCGATGACAAGATCATCGACATGATGATGGATGCAGAAGCGGAGCTGAATCATATCCTGGGGGCGGAAGGTAATTACTTCGCCCCTGGTATGCAGAGAAGACTGTATCTGAACTATATGCTGTACGCATGGAATGACTGCCTGAATGAGTTCGAGGACGCATACAGAAAGGAGATTCTGCGGATCCGGCACTACAACAGGGTGAAAGGAGCAGCACATGAAGAGTAGGTTCAGCAGGTACAACGACGGAATGCTGTACGTGTGCGAGCAGCGGCAGCAGGACACAGACTTTTCAGCAGTGAAGAATGTCAGGAACATGAAAGACCTGAACAAGATCCTGAAGCTGGCATACGAAGAGAAGTCAAAGAGGGACGAAGACATCCAGTTCGCAGAAAGCATCGGACGCAGCCTGTCAATGAAAGTGAAGACCAGATCGAACGAAAAAGTGGACAGCACAAAGAAGATCACGATCGGAGACAAGCTGTACAGCATCATCAATATAGACCACGACAGAACAGCGAAAGAAATGTACCTGTATCTGGAGGAAGAGAGGACGATCAAATGAGCAGTATATTGACGGCCACAAAGAACACACTTGAAGAGTTGGCGAGAAGCACAGAGGTTCCGATGGCGGGAGCCTACTACGGAGCGTGTAGAGAAAAGAACCTGAAAGAGTGGAACTACTTTGTATTCAACAGGAAAAAGACGGATAAAGCGTCGAACCGTGTGGACTACCAAACATTCTACCAGGTGCACGTAGTACATGAAGACTACATCCCGGAAGGATACATACAGAAAGTGATTGAAACGCTGGAAGCGCAGAAAGGCGCGAAGCTGAAAGCGACTGCGGATCCGGTCGAGTACAACTATACATTCAAGAACAACACAGACATGGTTGTGGAGATTGCCACAATCACGCTATTCCATCCGGAAAAGAGGTGTTGACATGGCAACGTTTGAGCTGGACGCACAGGAGCTGGACGAACTCCAGCAGAAGATGGAGGAATACGGAGAAGGAGCTGCGCGGCAGATCAACGACGTGTTGCATGGAGAAGGCGCGAAAGAAATCAACGACCAGATCATGCGGATACTTCCAGCGTCAGGAAGGCACTGGAAGGGAAAGAAAGCACCAGCAAGCGCAGCACAGCCATTCACGCAGGAAGACGGTATGCTGTCGGTTACGATCAAGACCGTGAACGCGTACAACTATCTATATTTTCCGGACGATGGAAGCAACACAAAGAAACATGCTGGCAATCAGCAGTTTATGGAGTCAGGCGCAGAAAATGCGAGCGATCGCATTATGGAGCTGTGCATCGGACATCTGACAGAAGAATTTTAAGGAGGAGCAGAACATGACAAAAGGTGTTTTTTCAGAATTTGAAGTGAAAGAACAGTGGATCAAAGTGGCGGGCGAAGAAAATTATTCGACTATGAGCTGCGTCGGATCCAGCGAGGAAGAACTGGAAGTCAAAGTTATCACGAAGAAATGCCGCGGAGTGAAAGCAAAAGAGAAGGTAAAAGGAACCGGAAGCGGAACCCTCACAGAATCTCTTCACGTGCCGCGAGACATCTACAACAAAATGTACGACATGACAAGGGCAAACCTGAAGGAAGGCGTGTACGCATACGGACAGAACAGCAGTCATCCGGAATTTTCTATCACACAGAGAGTCCTGGACGAAGATGACGAAGAGAAGTTCAAAGCATACCCACGCTGCATTCTGGAAAGTGGCCCGAAGAGATCTGTCGAGAACGGGCAGGAAGAAGTTCCAGAGCTGGAGCTTACGATCACACTTCTTCCGGACGACAACGGAGAGTGCATGTACGAAGCACTGAAGAGTGAACTGGACGAAGAGACAGCAAAAAAGTGGCTGGAACACTTCGAGACATCATTGGTACAGAGCACAGTGGTTCCTGTATCAGAAAACGGACAGTAGAAGAAGGGAGAACAGAGACATGGCGAAATTTTACCAAATCAGCACACAGGACGGAAACAAGATCGACCTGACTCTGAACCTGGGAGCACTTGCAGAACTGTCAAAGAGTAGAAAAGATCTGTCAGATCGCTATTTTGAACTGTACAAAAAAATGCAGGGAAAGAACGCAGGACTTAATGAGGTTGAAATGGGAGAAGTGCTGTACATCGCATACGCATGTGCACATGTCGGAGAAGATATACCTGATCTGATCACGTTCCTTCATAACATGACAGACAACAGAGAAGAGTTCGGAAGGGTATTTCAGCAGCTGTTCGGAATACAGGAAAAAAAACAGAATTTGCAGCAGCCTTCGAGAAAGCAGCGAAGAAGATAGGGGCCGGAAGAGGCATCAAACTTCCAAAATTCGAGCTATACGAAATCGAAGACTACTACACATTCTACGTCATCATCATGGAGATCCCGGAGAACACGTTCTGGGAAAATGATCTGCGGTTCCTGGATGCAGTATTGAGGAACAAGGCAGCATATGACAGATGGCTACGGTACGCGATAGAGAAGGAGGGAGAACGGCGTGGCAGGTAGCAAAAACGAAGCAAAGATACAGTTCACGGCAGAAACTTCCGACTTTACTGCCGCGATCAAAGACGCAAACAGCGAAATGAGTTCCTTGCGTGCGGAGATGAAGCTGAACGAGGCACAGTTCCAGAACACAGGGGACAGCACAGAATATCTACAGAATAAGAGCGAGCTGCTACAGCAGCAGCTGGAAGCGAACAGAGACAAACAGGAAGCACTGACCGAAAAGCTGGAAGTCGCCCGTGATATTTACGGCGACGACAGCGCGGAAGTGCAGAAACTGGAGAATCAGCTGACATATGCACAGGTGGAAGAACAGAACCTGATGCACCAGGTCAGCGACACAAACGACGCCATGAACGACCAGGGAGATGCAGCAGACACAGCTGGAGAAAAGGTCGACAGCATGGCAGAGATCCTGGTCAATGCAGGAATTGCCAGTGCAATCAGTGACATCGCACAGGAAGCGCTGGACATGGCACAGTCCTTCGACGAAGCAGAAGCAGCTATCGTAGAGGGAACAGGAGCTTCAGGAGATGCACTGGAAGAACTGGGAGACGCAGCAAAAAAAGCATACAGCAACATAGCAGACAAAGACTCCAGTCTCACGGATGTATCGAATATCCTGGCAGAACTGAATACTAGGTTCGGGATCACAGGAGATCAGGCAGCAGGAGTCACAGAGAAGATCGCAAACTTCGCAAAGCACACAGGAACAGACGGAACGAAGGCGGTCGATTCGATCGCGAACGTGACAAAAAGGTGGGGGCTTGGCATTGACGATGTGGATGGATTGCTGGACGATCTGACCACAGCAAACCAGAGCTGCCAGATGTCAGTGGACGATCTGACAGGCTATCTCACAAATAACAGCACGGCATTCCAGGAGTTAGGATATGACACAACGGACGCCCTGGCATTGCTGATCAGTCTTTCAGACAGCGGCGCAAATGTCGGTTCTGTAATGGGTGGAATGACGAAGGCAGTGACAAACCTGTCCGGCGTCACGAAGGACGTACCAGGAACCTTCCAGGAAGCAATCAAAGCCATCGGAGAGTGTGACACGGTATCGGAAGCATTACAGGCACAGGTCGGAGACACTGGAAAGACAGTGGAAGACATCTTCGGAAAGAAAGCGGCGCAGGAGCTGGCCGTGAATATCCAGAACGGCAATTTCCAGATTGACAAATGGACAGAGGCCCTTCAGAACAATGAGGGGGCACTGGAAGGGACGACAGAAGGCGCGACCACGATGCAGGATTCATGGAGCCAGGCAACCAACAACGTGAGCCTGGCACTGTCACAGACGTTCGTGCCAGTTATATCGGACGTAGTGAAGCAAGTGGCGGAAGTTGTAACGAAGATCGCGCAGGTGGTGCAGAGCAGTCCTGAACTTCAGGCTGTGATCGTTGGGGTAGCTGCCGGACTTGGAATACTTGCGACAGCGCTGGCTATCAGTTCAGTCATAAGTGTGGTGCAGAAGGCTTTTGCACTGCTAAATACGACGATGCTGGCGAACCCGATCTTCCTGGTAGTGACAGCACTGGCAGCACTGGCGGCCGGGCTGGTATATGCCTACAACAACAGTGAAACCTTCCGGAATATCGTAAACCAGGCGTTCGAGGTAATGAAGTCGGTTGTGATCACTGTCGTGACGACCGTGAGGGACACGGTAGTAACGGTATTCGAGGCGATAAAGTCGGCCATATCGACAGCAGTAAGTACAGCGAGTGCAGTCGTAAGTAATGTATTTAATACGATGAAGTCGGTTGTGACCACTGTCGTGAATGCGATTAGTACAGCAGCATCGACTGCGTTCAATGCAATGAAGACAGCGGTGACAACAGCTGTGAATGCAACAAAGACAGCTGTGACGACTGTATGGAATGGAATCAAGTCGACAGTATCTACAGTAGTGAATGCGGTTAGAACAACTGTAACAACAGTGTGGAACGGAATCAGATCAGTGACATCATCAGTATGGAACGGGATCAAGACAGCCGTGACAACGCCGATCAATGCGGCGAAGTCAGCTGTCAGTACGACAGTGAACGGAATACGCAGCACGATGACATCTGTCTTCGGAGGAATCAGGTCAACAGTGTCGAGCATCTTCAGCGGAATCCAGTCAGCGATCACAAGCCCGATCCAGACTGCGAAGAACACACTGGCGAACTTGGTGTCAGGAATCAAAGGGCTGTTCTCCGGACTGCATATATCACTGCCGCACATTAACCTGCCACACTTCCGTATATCTGGAGGTACGCCGCCGTATGGTATCGCAGGAAAAGGAACAGCGCCTTCCATCGGCATCGACTGGTATGCACAGGGCGCAGTCCTGAAGAAAGCAACTTCGTTCGGAATCAATACCGCAACTGGAAACAGAATGGTAGGAGGAGAAGCCGGATATGAAGCAGTAGCACCGATTGACGTGTTACAGGGATATGTACAGGCAGCAGTGGAGTCAGTAGTTGGAAACAGCACACTAGACTATGATCTCCTGGCGGATAAGATCGCAAACGCATGTGCAAGAACGAACACCACGCTGGAGCTGGACGGCAGACAGCTGGGAAGAGTAGTCAGGGGGTATGTATGATGCAGCTGTATTATGAAGCGGCAGACGGAACGATCCTGAACCTTATGCAGAACGGAATCTATGCACAAGATCCGGAGGCACTGACACGGAATACATGGAGCTATACTACAATATCAGGCGTCAATGGCTTGGCACGCGTGAAAAGGTTCTACAAGAACGTACAGACGGCAAAGATGAAGCTGAGTATCATGGCAGCAGACAAAGAAGAGTTCAACACGATCATGTACGCGATGCATAGGATCTTCGAGAAGGACGTCAGGAACATGACGCCGGGCAAGATCTGGTGGAACAATTTTTTCAAGGAAGGGTTCGTGTATTCGACATCGAACGACGACTACGAAGAACTGTTTGAAAGCGTGGAGCATGAAATTGAGTTCCTGAGCGTCAATCCTTCCTGGATCAGGAGAACAACATACCAGTACAGAGCGCAGGCAAACGAAACCGGGACACTGGACTATCCGCGAGACTACGAATACGACTACGACAGAAGTGACATTCTTGAAGTCCTGGAGAACAAGTGCATCGGAGAAGCAAATTTCGAGCTGACATTCTACGGCGCAGCAGTGGATCCACAGATCACTATAGGCGGGAATGTTTACGGACTGGAGACAACACTGAAAGAGGGAGAATACGCAACGGTAAATTCGATCACAAAGAAGATCAGACAGTATTCGATTACAGGAGAAGAGACAAACATCTTTGACAGGAGGGACAGAGAGAACAATATCTTCCAGAAAATACCAGAAGGAACGCTTGCGGTGTTGAGAAGCAAAGAGATGCAGGTAGACGTCACACTGTACGATGAAAGAGGGGAACCGGAATGGATCTGATATATGCGGACGAAAACAGAATAGACCAGGGAGTCATGGACGCCTACGAGCTGGACATGGCATATGGATCCGATGAAAACAACTTCACATGTACGATCGACCGCGGAAGTCATTGCTGTACAGAAGGTTTCTTCCTGTATGTCGAAGGCGAGGAGTACGGCGGGATCGTCGACAAAGTAAAAGTAAACACAGAGAAAGACGAGATCACGTACTCCGGAAGAACCTGGCACGGAATACTGGAAAAGAAGATCATCTGTCCGGAGGACGGACAGGACTACGCAGTATTTGACGGAGAAGCGAACAAAGTGTTGCAAACGATCATTGACCGGATAGACCTGGGCGATCTGTTTGAAGCGTCAACAGAAGACACAGGAATACAGATCCAGGCATTTCAGATGGACAGATACATAGACGCCTATACCGGAATTTGCAAGATGCTGAAAGACGCAGACGCAAAGCTGAATATCATCTGGAAAAATAAAAAGGTAGTCCTGAGCGCACAGCTTCGGCAAGACTACAGTCAGGACGAAGAGTTCAACACAGCACAGGTGGACTTCACGATCGAAAAAAACTACAGGCCAGTGAACCACATCATATGCCTGGGACAGGGAGATCTGAAGAACAGAGCTGTGATCCATCTTTTTTGTGACGAAAATGGAGGCATACAGCCATACGCAACGAAAGACATCCCGCTTCAGGATAGTGACTACATCCTGGGAACAAGCAGGAAAGTGATGGACGGAGAGGACGAAGTGGTGGAGATCCTAGACTATCCGAACGCAGAGATCACAGAGAACTATATCTTGCTGAGCACGCAGCCTTCTGACTGGAAAAAGAACAGCACAGCATACTTCTTCCAGGA